CTCTGAATCTATATCTTCATACTCTCCCCATTTCTTCATATATGACTGTCTACTTCTTACTTCAGCTAGTACTTCCTCCATATCGACACGTTTTTGTTCAATTTCATCTTCTGGAATTGGATAGTATTTTTCTATGTTAAGAGTAGTCTCATATCTTGCTATCTCTCTTGCTCCGTACAGATTATATATATCCACCATCTTGAAAATGTAATCAATCATTTGTTCCAATGCAGGACCCCATTCTGCCCAATCCTCATCACATGCAGCCATCAATCCCCAGTAAAGAGCTTTCATAGATTTCCCTGACTGCATTAATCCTTTTAACTGTTCAAGTGATACGTTAGGCACATCTAGAGTATCATACATATCATTTTTTATTCTATTTACTGTATCTTCAAATTTATCTTTGTAGCTGAATTTACTTTCTAATCTCTCAACTTTAGCTTGTTTGTTAGCATTAGGATTAGATTGTTCAGTTTGCAGGTCTATCATTGCCCCTGGAGCAATTTTAATATTTTTAAGTGAATCCTCTGAGGCATCTGTGAATACATCTTGCCCAAACATCTGGAACTTAAGAGCATCTATATCATCAGAAGTTAATCTATTATAAGCATCTTGATTAGGCCATAATCTTTTTACATCACTTATTCCTTCTATTTCTCCAGTAAGACCACCATTTGTTACTATGATTACCGGAATAAAGTCTAGTCCTGTGTTGTAATCTTGATATTCTATGCTGACAATATTACCTCTGCCATCATGAGTGGACTCATTTAAAATACATCTGTCATTGACTAATTCCCATACCTGTTTTTTTATCCTTTGCTTTGTCGGATCCTCTTCATTGTTCACGGCATACAAAAAGACCACTTTTTCAAGTTGGTCTACGTCATCAAGATTAAATTGTGGAAAAAACTCCATTGCAGGACTAAATATTATCCTTAATCCCACATCTTTATGTCCCCATAATTTTATAGCAATCTTTCCGCCTATGCTGCAGTCTTTTCGTGCTTTAAGTAATTTGCTATGAAATTTGTTTTCTTTTAGGATTCTATATAATAAATCCTCTTTTGCCTGTGCTTGGTCTTGATAAGTAGTAGAGCCTTCAGCATCTTTGTTTATAGGCCTTATATCAAAATAAGGTTCTCTTCCAAACATAAAACGTGCACGTGTATCAATTAACTTTTTGATTATATTTGTAATTTTCTTAGTAGGTTCATAGTCTAAATCCTTATTCGTTGGCCATTCTTGTTGTCCATCATAAATGGAATAACATTTGATAATCTCACTTACCCTTGCTAATTGGTCACCATAGACTCCTTCTAATTCTGATTTCAGTAACTCATTGTAATTAATCAACTTATCTTGCCCCCTTTCCACTGTAGTTTCGTTTCCTAATGCTTATCTTATTATTCATAATCTCCGCCACCCCTGTAGTTGCATCCTGTGCATCATCATGTTTGTTTTTACCTTCCCTTTGGTACGTTGTCATTGATTTATAATATTCTGGCCATCTATCTCGCCAATTTATCGGAAAATAGATATGGTCCATTACCCATGTAGCATTGGATAATATTCTAGCTTTTTTATTCTGCGATTGATGGAACCAAATAATTTTAGTCATGTTAGTATTAACTTTTTCTTTCAATATCCTCTCTACTTGTCGAGCAAATCCTCTACCACCATTATTAGACTCTATATAAGCTAAATTTACATTGTTTTCATATAATCTCTTTGCAGTTTCAGGCTCTGTAATCTCCATAGGCTCTTTTGTGTAATACACATCCAAGACGTAGGCCTCTTTGTTATAAATTCCAAATATCATACTGCATAAATAATCGTCACCCTCATCTGCAGTATCGGTATATGAATAAATACCTTCAAATAACGAATTACCTTTCTCATCTCTTGGAATATCTGCGTATGTTTTAAATGAATTGTACAGCCTTCCTTTTATATCAATTGGCTCTTGTTGATAGTTGGCACTTGCTATATCCTCACCCATAGCTCTTACTTTCATTTCGTAACTTTCTTTTGATAAGATTTCGTCACATAGCATAGTCCCATCATCTTGTAGGGCTTTCATGCATATATGTCTTATTTTCTTTTTCTCTTCTTTGAAATGCTCCAAAGCTCTCCCTGCTAAATCACCAGTTACCCACCTAGTCATTATTATGATGATTTTTCCACCTTCTTCGAGTCTGGATAGCATTGTATTAGTAAACCATTCCCAATGCTTTTCAAGTGTATTTTCATTATAGGCTTCTTCGCTATTCTTAATTAAGTCATCTATAATCATTAAAGTACATCCAAATCCTGTAGCGGTTCCAGTAGGAGAAGTAGCAAGGTAGTTATTATATCCACCTTCTAAGGACCACAAATTCATTGCTGCATCCCCTTGCTTTATACGAACATGAGGGAATATATCTGAATATACTACTTTTTCTTCATCAGCTTTGACTTCCTGGATACCATTTCTAACATTCTTTGAGAATACGGTTGATAAAGTTTCATTATACGATCCTGTCATGATCTTTTCTTGCTGGTTCTTTCCTAGCACCCATTGAGCAAATAGTCCTGCGGTTCTTGATTTACCATGTCTTGGTGGCATATTTATTATCAGTACATCATCATTAGAGAAGTAGAAACCCTGCATTTCATCACATAATATTTTAAGAAATTCTCTATCTTCTTTATAAAAATCTGGCGCTAATAAATTGCAAAAATAAAAGAACTCACGTCTTGCAAGTTCTATTTTTGCATACTTCTTAATTAAGTTTTTATCAATCATTGTGTACCAACTTCTTTAACTCTTCAGTAGTCAGTCCTGCAAAAGGATTGTTTATTTCCATATTACCCTTTATATCTACATCCCGTTTATCTCTCCACTCATTAGGTTTACGGTTTTTTAGCCAGAATATTTGTGCTGTTGTATCTCCTGGAACATGTTTTGTAGTTTGAATTATCTTACGTCCATCATTACTAATTTCAATTTTTTCTTCTGTATACTCATATCCTAAAGCCCTTTTTAATAGTGCATTCTCAACTTGTCTGTCAACAACTTCTTTGCCCTTTTTTAGGGTAGCCATTAAGTCCGGATATTTCTTTTTGTACTCCTTAAAAGTTGAATATGCTACCCCTAAATTATAAGCAATTTGTTCATCTGTTAGACCATCTCTTGCCCAACCTTCTATTTCAATCAGCCTTGGTTCTACATGCGTATGATATTTACTCGGTCTTCCACCTTTATTCTTATTCACATCACCTCACCTGCCTTTGTTACATTAAAAAAAGAGCCTGTTGGCTCCGTAGGCTAATATTCACTTAATTTTTAAGGCCTTGTGCTCTCAATAAATTTAGGATCATCTGCCCATTCTTCAATATATCCACATTCTTTACACATATACTTAGTAGTTTCTGTTCCATCGTATACACCATCATTTCTTATGCCAGAAAAATTTCCTCTTGCGGTACCTTCCATCATTTCATTATCGCATTTCGGGCATTGCTTTTTATCCATAACATCATCCCCCCTTTTCACTACTATAATTCGCCATAAAAAAGGAAAAATCCTTCTTTCATTCCCATTTTTTTGTAAAATTTTTCCCAAAATAAAGGAAAACCTTCTCTAAATGTCGAATGTTAAAAAGGGAGGAGGTGAAATTATGGCTAGTCAATATCGCAAACGTAAAGGTAGTGATACTTGGCATTTTTGTAGTAACTGTTCCAACTGGCCAACTAGTAACTATGAAATTTCTTATACTAAACCTACTAGTGGAGAATTCTGTAATGAATGTCAGGCCAAGAAAAAAGCTGGGAACTGTAGTTAAGGTATTGCTTTAAAAGATAATGATATTATGTTCCCAGCGAAATACAATTTTTTTATGGAGGCGGTACAATCTACCTCCTTTTTTTTAGCAAAATCATCAAAACATGCTAGGCAGACTACTCGATCTTGATATTTTGACGGTACTACAATCTTCCATATTTCATCAGGAACATAAAAATCAAATTTATCTCTATACCCACAAACTTTGCACCTTTGTTGCTGCTTGCACCAAACTTGACAATGTATTTTAAACCATCTTATTGGCAATATAAAAAAATGTTCAAACCATTTAAAAATATACTCGATTGTCATTGTTCCACCTCATTATATTTTATAATTATATGGTTGTTAATATTAGAATTTCCAAAACTAAAGAAAAAATTAAAAACCGCACAGGTTTTCAGTACGGTTAATACATGTTAATATTTTAAATCTAATAAAATTTAAAAGGACCCACCAAAGCAGGTCCAACTCGAAAGGGGAAATCTCTATAGCTTTACTAACTATATACATAATAACACATATTTTAGTGCTTGTAGTCTCATGTTTTTATAATCAAGTTCTAAGTCCTCTCTCTTGTGCAAATAGTATCCTTGCTTTTTTTAACCATCTATATACCTGTGCTCTTGATGCCGGTATATGTATTTCCGCATAATGTACCCTACTTTCTATATCGCCTTTCCGGAGCTCCCGCCAACAATCCTTAAAATAAACATACTCTATAGCCTTTAGTATACTGCCACCCTGAGGCAGCTTCTCTATAAGATGCATTGCTTTTTCGACTGCCTCTAGATCCGCAAGTTCTGCTGCATTTTCCTCTATAGCTCTCTCTTTTGCAATCAAGGCTCCCTCGGTTGGATTAACTATTCCCACACCTTTTTGCCTTTGCATATCGGCTACTATTTTTTCTATGTACTTTTTAGAACCACCCGTCTTTGCATAAAAACGAAAGGCTTCCGTTGCATAATCCCTGATGTGGTCTTTCTTCATCCCTATACCCCCGTTATTTGTCGCTTTTCTCCTTTTGCACTTCTAATAACGTCCCATAATAAAAATTACTCGTTTCTTTTCGAATACTTAACTCAACATTGTTCTTTTTAGCCATATCAGAAAGATTTATCAAATCCTCAATAGTAAAATCTTCTATCGGATAGCACATTATATAATCAGCTCTAATAGCTTCATCGATAATTGCTTTTAAATCCATACTAACCCCTCACTTTCTTCGCTAAAGATTTATTTTTTAACTCTTTGCAACTTTAAATTCCAGTCCCGGATACTTAAGCCTAAACTGCTTAAATGTCCTCTTCCATTGTTGACTTTCAAATCCCTTAACATCCACAATCTCATATCGGCCATCATTGTGAAATATAATAAAATCAGCCGCATATGTAATTGCTCTATCCGTATCATTGCCTTCTACAAGAACAAACTTAGGCTGCATACAGAAGCCTTTAATCTCCCCTGCCCTCATAAGCAGTTTTAAAGAACTGTAATAATTAGCTTCTTGCTGACTATCGAAAAGAATGCCGTCTACACATACATGCTTTGCATTATATTTGGTTTTCTTAGGCTTTAATTCCTGTTTTGGCTGTTTGCCAATACGTTTTAAATATTCCTGAAGTTGCTCTTCTGTCCATCTAAGAGTCATAATGTACTCCTTCGCCTATCTATACCATGTATTTTGGCGGCATTGGGAATTCTTCGCCTTGTTTCTTCCAAAGGTGTAAAACGTACGGATGGTTATTAATATAATCTGCTTTTTTCGGATGATATTGTACTACACATTCATCATCCCTGAAGAAAATATATTTTACCGTACACATTTCATCCCATGTACAACAACGGTTTTTATAACTTACTGAAACGTGATCCCATCCGCCACCCCAACTGAATACAATCATCGCAGGTTTTCTGCTGCCATTTAGATAGGCATATGCATAACCACCATCTGAACCAATTTCCTGAATGATAATTCTTTTGTCTTGCTTAAGCTCTTCAAGGGTTTTCATCTGCCATTCCCTCCCGTAATAAATCTTACATCCATCTTTGCCGCTATTCCTTGTATGAGCTGCTTTGTCGATTCCGGTAACATTGCATATTCCCTTTCCTGTGCTGCTCTTACCTTATAACTCCGCATAAAATTGGACTGTATCACACTATTAACTACATCGCTGTCCATTAATGCCCATTCTCTGAGCTGATTAGGGCTGCCAACTATCTTTTGCAGTAATGGCGGCAGGTTTTTGAAATTTTCTGTGGCGTTATAGTAGCTGATAGCTCCTCGCACCCTGTCCCAAGCTTCCATCTCAGTCATTACTTGAGGCTGTGTTATCATAGCAATTTTTTCTTTGACATCTGCTATTGTTGGAGGATATTTCAAAGTACATATAAGAGCTCTTACAGCTTCCGTAACTATAGGCGCAGGATTATCTGCAAACATTGTGGCCCATAAATCAACTGTATTCCTTGCATCATCTTTGGTCATGTCTTTATAAAAGTTCGGATATGCAGCTTTTAAAATTGCTAATATGGCCTTTGTCTCTTCCCTCGTCATCACACATCAACCTCCATAAAAATATTGCTGGAAGGCTTGTTTTGCCGTCTCTTGCTCTGCTCTTCCTCATATCGTTGAATAACCCAATTCAGAATAGCCCTATAGTCAGACTTGTAGCGTTTACCGTTGGCACCCTTATAATTATCCAAAATCTCAATACAACGCTTTGCACCATCTTCACCGAGTTTCGCCACGAGTGCCTCATATTCGGCATTGGTCAGGCTGACAAAGTCGGCATATTTGATTTTTTCAGGTTGGCTTTTTTCTTTGCGTGCGTGCGTATTTGTATTCGTATTGGATTCGGATTCTGATTCGGATTCGGATTGGATTGGATTACGGGGACATTTGATATCATTTGATATCATTTGATTACAAGTTTCATCAAAAGCAGGATATTTACTCTTTTTAGCACGTATCTGCTGATGCTTATCCCAAGTTACCAATTGCAGGTACGGTCTCCCGTCATACTCGTACACGGTTACAATACCTACCGTCGATAACTTATTTAAAGCATCAGAAATTTGTTTTTCTGTGACGTTTTTAAGAGGAAATAATCTTGCTTTTAGAATTGCTGGTCTTGCATCAAATCTACCATAATCATCACAGTTTACGATTAGTCGGTAAAAAAATACTTCCTCAAACCATGTTAATTGATCTATTGTATCGCTTGTACAGATTGATTCTTTAATTATGCGGTTTGGCATATCGTCACCACCTGACATCCTTTTTACAGGCGGCTAAATTAAAGCCGCCTTATTTAACTATTTCGTGTCACCTGCCTCATCATTTATTTCTTCAATTGTTTCTGTCTCTAACACAATATCTTCTGTTGTGTCTGCATTCTCTATTGCTTCATCTGCTAAATAAACGGTATCTGAACTATCTTCTACATATGCCTGCTGCATTTCTACACTCATAACTCCGTATTTTGAAAGTAAAAGTCGTAAACAGGTTTTCAATGCCATTGCGTCAAAGTCAGTAGCCCATACACTGTTTTTGTTCCCGTAGCTTTTGCTGTACTGCTGGGCATGCTTCGTTACTTCTTCAACCGACATATAAAGCGTCTTTCTAAAACCGTTCAGTGTTTCAATAAAAGCAAAATAACCTATTTTCTTGTCGCTCGTTCTCTTTTCCGGATCTATCTCTATCTCTCCGGTAAGTTTGTCACACTTGACCAACTCACCCTCATACACTACATCTGCATTAATATAACGATATGCACCGGTCCTCATGCAAAGCTGAATATAACCTTTATAACCAAGTTGGAAAGTCGGAATGTACTGTCCTGTTTTGCCATCACGATATGGTACAATCCATGCAAAACCAAGCTGTTTATTGATAGGTAATTTAAGACTCGCAGCTTTTAAAGCTTCCATGACAACATTTTTAGGGTCACATAGTTGTAAAGTTTTATCAGTATTATATAAATCAATAATACTTGCTACAAAAGCTCCTGAATTTTCGGCTAAAACAGCCTTAAATTGCTCTTGTACACTCTGTGCAGCTAAAATATTCTTAAGCTTATCAATCGGTCTTGCAACGGCAGTTTTGCCGTTATTAGATGTTGCCTGTTGAATTAATCCTTTTGTCATAATTACGATACCTCCTTAATTTTAAAAACTCTTACGGTTTGCGCAGGCTTGAGATATTTTTTATATATATCTTCTTGCTCTGATTGAAGTTTTTTAGTATCTAATGTTTGCCGGACTTGGTTTTTCCACTCTACAACATATCCTTGAGCCCTGCCTATTTCTGCATCAGCTAAAGCAAGCTGCAACTCTTGTTTGATTGCGTCTCTTTGTTTCGTTAACTCATTGACTTGCTCATCAAGCTCTAAATACTGCTGTATTTTGCTTTCATGTCCGTATAATGCGACTTCTTCTCGCTCATTAGCTTCCGGGAATAGTTGTTTAATAAGTTCTGATGTGCTCTTTGCTCCGTCTGGTGCAGGTGGGATTTTTTTCGTTATATGTTCTGTCCAAAAGTACTTTTCTGCTTCTATAAGAGCCTGTATTTCATTTTCATCACGTTCGATAGTAAATACATGAAATGCTTTGTTTAGTACTAATACTGCTAAATACCAACGTTCTGCACCGGTGACGGCCATATAGTGCATACACTGTACATAATAGTTTGCCGGGAATTCTCCTTGTGCGAATTTGGTTTTATTCAGAATAGATGTTGTTTTGCATTCTAAACCTGCATTTTCACCTACTACCCAACGGTCTATATTTGCAGTCATAAAAGTGTGTTCTGGATGTTTCAGTATTGCATTTCTTCTGCGGACCTTTTTCCCCGTTTCTTCACAAAACCTTTGTGCAACATAGTCCTCTAAATCTCTGCCCTGTCTCATGGCTTCATTATCGGGCTGCTCTTCTTTTAGCCCGATTTTATCTGCATATACATCAAATGCCGACTTATATCGGTCAAGTCCGACAATGGCGGCTGCATCACTGCCGCCGATCCCTTGCCGGCGAATTTCAAGCCATTCATTCCGTGTCATATCTATCGTTTTTGCAAGCGTTACCGCTGTCATAATCATTCATCTCCTCTTCTTTTTATTTCCCCTGCCCCTCTTGTACTTGCCCGCTAAAGCACTTACTGGCCGCCTGGCAGCGAAGCACGGAGCGTTCGCAGGGGTAATTTTTTTAACATTGACACCTTAACCTATTGATGATAAAATAAAGTTAGTGGTAATTTTATTTTTGCACTTGAAAAAGTGCTTTTTTTATGCCCTAAAATCAATATGTTTCACCTTTTTATTTTTGAAAATCTGATACTCTTTTACCTCTGCTCCCCACATCCATCCGGCTGCGAAACACACTGCACATAATCCGATTAGCAATATCAATACTTGTGTGTTACTCGGCATTTAATCATCCCCCTTTCTTAAGCAATCAATTTAGCTAAACGAACGCAATTTTTTGCCAAATTCAGTACTTCTGGAAGAGTTGTTTTCTTTTTGAAATAAATTTTATTGAACTTGATATCTTTATCTAGTAAATTACATAGATACAAGAACTGTGAATCCGATAAGTCCCCGTTGTTTTAAAATCTCTTTCAGCTTGCGTGTCAGCCTCCGTTCCTGCATATGCACCCCCATCCTATTCATTACAGACTTTGGTTCGCATCTTTGCCATAAGCTATTTCATTTAAAAGTTTTAGCACATCATTGACTGTATATGTTTCATGTATCATTAACTCAACTTTAGCTTCTAATTCTCCTAACTTTAAAAACAATCTATCATTTCTCTCTTCTAATTGATTTAGTCTTTCTTCCAACGTTACTCACCTCTTCCTTATACAATTTTTCTATGTTTGCCCTTTGGCAACTGCACCTGCACTATATCTTCAGGTTCGTTTACATTGTCAAGATAATCTGCAATAGCTTTTGTGGTTAGCACCCATTT